TAAATGTTTCATATCCACTAAAAATAGTAGATGAGAACATGTGCATTTCACCTTGTGATGGATTAGGCCATACAAATACGTTGCCATGGTCAGCATTAGGATTGTAATAAAGAGCTTTTGGCCATGGGCCATTTAATGTCTTTAATCCTATTTGATTGTAATTTTCTAAAGCAAGAACAGCTACTTGATAATCTAATCCACCATTTTGAACAGCTTGACCATTACTTTGTGTATTTACTCGAACATAGGCTTGGTCTATAAATAATGGCTTTTGATAATATGCTGTAATCGGTATCGGTGTAATAGTTGCTGTCATAGCTTCACTACCGACTGTTTGCGAGTTATTAACAGTATATGTACCTACACCACCACTAGCATTTAAAACGCTTTGTATAGCCGTATTTGCTGATACTCCTGTACCTGTTATAACAGCTCCTACCCCTAAATATCCTTGCGTTATTGCTGATACATTTAAAGTTGTTCCTGAAATAGAAGCTGTGAAACTAGGTGCTAATGTTGTTGCAGGATTGCTTAATTGATATGTTCCTACTTCATTGACATTACCACCTGCACCTGTAATAAATTGAACAATCTTTGTGCCTGTAGGTATGTTTGCACCTTTTAAAGTTTGACCTTGTGCGACTGCTCCTGTTGTTACACCTGTAACAGTTAAAATATTACCTGTAATTGTTCCTAATATGCTTGCACCTATGTAATTAGCTGTTGATGCTGTCGGACCAATCGTATATTGAATTTGACCTGATATTAACGGAAATATAATCTCTGTTGTGTTATATACCATCATATCCTCATTAGACCATTGGTCTATAAGGTCATTTAACATATCAAAGGCATCTTGAGCAGCTTCAGGACTAGGAGATTCCCCTGCTTCTAATGCTCCAATATCTTTTAATGCTCGGCTAATGATGTCGATAGGTGCAGTCATTTTTAGGCAGTAGCTGGTTGTGTTATAGGAGCTTCTAATGTTTGCCAAGGTAAAGGTGGCTGTACAACAGTTGGATTAATTAAATTGTTTAAATTTGTGTTTACAGCAGCTTCAGTAGCAGTTTGGTCTACACCATTAGCCCAACACCAATTAATTACTTCTTGTTGCGTAAGGTTTGCAAATGGAACAAAGTTTGGGTCGCCTGCAGGTGGCTCTACAAAACTACAAGTTCCATAAACAGAGTTGGTATAAGTTTTTTCAGGATTACCTGCTTGTTCAGTCCCAGTACATCTCCAACCACAATTAACTACTACTTGTGAAAATCCGTTAATTGTTTGAGTGCTAGTATTTAACCAATCTACAGTCCAATTTATTGTTGCTGACATATTAAACTCCTAGTTTTTGTTTAAGTTGATTTACTTCTGCTTTTAAATCTTGAATTTCTTTAATCATCATAGGTACTAATTTACTATAATCAACACCCATCATTTCATCAGGATTTGTGGGTTGGTGAACTGCGTATGGTGCTACCTCTACCAATTCTTGGGCAATAACGCCATAAGTGTTGTGTGTTCCGTCAGATTTCCAATCAAAAGAACGAATCTTGATTTGGTCAATATTGCCATCAGGAGCATCAACAATATTAGTCTTTAAGCGTTGGTCTGATGATGTGTTGTAATTTACAGCAGTTGTGCCTGATTGACTAATAGAGCCAATTTGTGAGCCGTTATAACCAAAAGTTGCATAAGAATATCCAGAAGATACACCATTTAAATGATTTACATAAAGATTAGCGGCAGTAGGAGTTCCTAAAACAATCGAATTACTATTGTTGATTGATGCACTTGTAGTCCCCACTAACAAGTTACCACTAGAGTCAATACGCATCCGTTCGCCAGCATAAGATGAAAAAGTTAAAGCATCTGTGCTTGCTGGAACAGAAATTGTAAAGTTACTAACGCCTTGTTGATAGAGCCTTAAAGTTGAAGCAGTACCACTAGCAGTTTGAACATCTAATTTTGCACCACCAGCAGTTTGATTTCCAAGTATTAATAATTGGCCATCGGTTTGTGCCAAAGTACAAGTATTTGTTGAATTAATGTTTCCAGTAACACTTAATAATGTGCCGTTAAAAGTTAAATTAGCACTACTTCCAAACGCACTTGTACCATTACCATACGGTATATATCCTGATGTTAATGTTGATAATCCTGTACCACCGTTTGCTACACCAAGAGCATTTGTTAAATTAAGTGTATTAGCCGTTAAAGTTGTAAATGCACCTGTACTCGGAGTTGTAGCACCAATAGAAGTGCTATTAATCGTTGAGCCTGTAATCGTGGAATTTGTAATGGTGTCAGTAGAAATAGGTGGATTAAAGAAAACTCCTCCTGGTCCTACTAACCCTAAACAATTTCCATTAACATCAAATTCAGCTTGAACAGGAACGATGTTTTGTGTGCTTGTCGTTGCGACTTTATTTGAACTCATTATGATATTCCTTCGCCTGGAGTGATTTCTAAACTTGTTGCTGCACTTGCTATAAACCAAGCATTTGGAGGAATACTACTAAATACTCCTACACCATTTGCAGGTATAGATAGAACATTAGCGATTCCACTAGAAGTTGGAGTAGTAGCTACAGGGGTAACTGATGCGTCATTAGGCTCTTGTGGAGACCAACCAACTCGAACTAAACTACTTGTTAAATTAACAATACGATACCCTGATGGATATACATTGTTATTTGATTTTACTTGGACAGGACTTGTTCCTACTAAATAAGTCGGTCCAAATGGTCCAAATGCTGAGTTATAAGCCATGATTTCTCCTTAGACTGCTGTAGTAGGTAAAGGCAAGTTTTCACAACGAGTTATACAAAATACATAAGTGCCTGGAGCTGGTGTTACTGCTCCTGATGTACTATTTAAAAATGCAACAGTTAAAACACCGTTCGTTAATACATCACATTCAGCTCCTGTTACTCCTGCTGTTTGAGCACCTGCTAAACCCACATACTGAACGATGTCAGTTGTTAATAGTCCAGCAATATTAAATGTTTGAGCAGCTGTTGTGTAGGATGCTACTGAAACAGGGGTTAGAGATGGTCCGATATAAGTTTGTGATAGAACATTACCACGAGAAATAGTTGTTGATGACATATTTTTTCCTTTAAAGGTTAATTCAATTATAGGTTTTTTAAGAAAAAAAGCCACACTTTTTGAGCATGGCTTTCTTTATTTACTTCTGTTGGTGATTAGCTTGATACGCTAAAGTCATAACCATATACATAAACGTCAAATGTTGCACCTGCTACTGCTGTTGTTAATGGTGCTGTTACGTTTAAATAAAGGTTTTGAACTGTAGTTGCTGTAGTTTGTGCTGAAGGAGCAACCAATGAAACACCTACTGTGGTGCTTAATTGTGATGCTGTTATTGCTCCATATAAACTTGAGCCACCACTTGTTGTCGCTACACCTAATGCTAAACCTGTAGGAGTTACTGAAACTCCAGCATTGTTTAGGTTAGTAACAATTAAGCTCTGTGGTAAAAATACAGAACTATTGTTTACTTGCATAGGGTAATTAGCGATTGCGTTAGCGTTCACGTTCTTCAACGTTGCAATCAAACGTAATGACTGTGAAGTCGTTACATTCGATGGGTGGGTTGAATTGGTTACTGCTGGTCCTGGATTTGCCATGATATTTTCCTTTCGTTAATTAAGCTGCAACACGACAAGCGAGTTCAGGATAGAGAGGAGCCCAACCATACAATACGTCAACACGAGTCGGAATAGAATCATTGTTGATGGTATATTGGCGGACAACACGCATGGAAAGACCAATCTCTTTATCAGAAGCACGACCAGCGAAATGGACTCCCTCTGGTAATTCCAGGTCAGCCATGGCCATGGTAAATGCATTGCGGTGCATCACAATGTTTTGTGGAGAAACGATACCATATCCACTTGCATTGTATTGGCTACCAAAGAATGTTACAGCAGCTGTTGATGATGTAGTAGGAATCGATACGTTTTGGAACTGACCACCTGAAATAACAGCAGGAGATACAGTAACTTGAACGCTTGAACCTGATGCTACAGAAACAGCACTCTTTACTACAAATGAACGCAATTTGTTAGTTCCGTATGCTTGACGATTCTGTGGGTTAACAGCATATACACCAGCGATTTGGAATGTATCACCTGCATTTAAATTGATTGTGCCTGTATTAGCAGCAGTCAAAGTAATAGTAGATTGTGATGCCCAACCTGTTGTTAAGAAGCCTGAAGCTGTTGTTGTGTTAACAGAAGCTGTAACAGTAGAACTAGAGAAGTTACCAAAAGTTTGACTTACAATATTTTGGTCAAGTTTCCAATTCATTCCACCGCTGTCGCGACCCATAAGCCCTTTGGTGTACTGTGCTGAAATCTCAGCAGTCGGTACAAATAAGCCTTTAAGAGAGTCTACAATAGTTGCTGATGTAAATGGCTCAACGATACATGAACGTCTACCATCACGAGGAGCACCTTCAGAATCTAAGTATGCTTGTGCTGATAAATATGTATATAGACCTGTTGGAGGTGTGCCTGGTGTTCCTACAATATTTGCTGTGTTTAATGCAGCTGTTGTAGTTCCATCAAAGTCAATTTTATTCGCAATCGCTGCAACAGCAGGCTTGAGAATTCTGTCGCTAAACATATCCAAAGACAATGCTAAATCCTGCGTTGTAAATTGGGTATCCACATGGAACTGATTTGATAAAGTTACAGGTACAGAAGTTTCATTGAGGTCTTCCACATTAAGGGCGGGTCCTAGCGTTCCTACGAACCTACCAGGTCTCCTGACATTTACTGTGGCTCCAATCTTGGCCCCCACGACTGCAAACTGGTCATCATAATTGCGGTCGACTTCACTTGTAAATGTTAATTCGTTTTCGAGAACCATCAACGCTTCGTTGGTGATTTTCGATATAGTTAATAGCGTATTTGCCATGATATTTCTCCAAAAAAATTAGGTTTATCTAAGCCTACCAGCTTGTCTTGCAGCTTTATACTGTGCGTATGTTCCATGAAACTGTCCATCAGTATCCACTAAAACATCAGCTCCAGCTTTGCCACCAGTCAAAGGACTAATAGGACTAGGTGCTTTACTTCTAGCGACTGGTTTCGGTTCTTCCTTGCGTTCAAACCTAGCTTCTAGCTTTCCAAGTTCTCTAAGAGCTTGTCGCAAAGGCATTTCAGTTAGCTTCTGAGCATAATCTTCATTTGATGCTAAATGATATAAAATTTGTGGTCCTACATCACTTTCTAAAATGCTATCTCTAATCTCATCACTTACGACAGTATTAGCAGATTTCACTACGTCATCAAAGTCTTTTATCTCATTCTTAGCTTGTTCAATCCTTTTTGTCCAAGATTTTGCAATCTTTTCTCGTTCAGCTTGTAACTTGCTTTGTGCTTCCTGTTCTTCTCTTTGCTTCAAAACATTTTCAGTAGACCAATCTATTAATGCTTTTTCAAATTCTTGAATGTCATTAAATTGGCTTACATCAGGTTTGCCTTCCATTGACATTTGTGGTGTCTCAGGTGCGTTCCTTGCTTCATACTCTCTTAGACGATTCTCTAGTTCTCTAGCTTTTGCTTCAGCTTCCTGTGCTCTTTTAGATACTTTTTCAAATCGTTTATTTAACTTGTCTTTCGGCTTTTCAGTCTCTTTAGCTTCTTCCTCTGCTTCGGGTTTACTCTGTTCTTCGACTTGTTCTGGCTCTGTATTAACAGCCTCAGGTGTGTCTTGCTCAGCTAAACCTAATCTCTCTGCATAAAAGGTTGTTGCGTTTTCACTTGTTACTACATTTGATGCTTCTCTTGTTTCTGTATCGGCCATGATTTCTCAAGCTCCTGATGGTTATGTTATAAAGTTTTAAAAATTATTTGTCAATTTCTTTTATTTCTTTCATGGCATCTTTTAATAATGCCTTTTGTGCTTTTAATTCGTCTTTAGATAATCCTTGATATGGATTAATTACTTCAGGCTCATATTTTTTACCTGCTCTACGAGCCATTTCTTTCATTTTCCACTCTAATGCGTTATCACCTATTACTGTTGGCATGATTTCCCTCCGATTGTTTGCCTATTACTTTGGTAAAGATTTTTCGCTATCACCCATATTCAATTCATGCAATATTGCATCCATAGCACCACGTTTGCCTAATTTAGCTTTTAACATTGCATATTTAGGGTGTTTTTTAGCTCTTTCGTGTTGTTCATCATCCATTTTTTTAAGACGCATTTTTTGGTTAGGTTGTTCTAAACCTAACTTATTAGCCATAAAATCAGCACGATTTTCAGAAGTAATAATGTTTCTACTTCCTCGTTCTTCACGTTCTTTTCTCATCATTTCTTGCATAGCATTTATTTTGTTAGCATCAGAATGAGAAATAGATTTTTTAGATACGGCTTGTCTGACTTCAGGGTCGTATTTTTCTTCATTAACTAAATATTTATACTTTGCTTCGGCTCTAGACATCATATTCCCCTTTCGATTGCTTCTTCTTTGGCTAATTGTTCATCTTTTAAGCCTAACTGTGCTAATACTATTGCAAGTTGAGCTTTTAAATGTTCAATTTCTAATTTAGTCTGTGAATCAATTACTGTATCATGTGCTTGTGTATCAGTTCGCATTTGCGTATCTTCTCTACGAACTTGTAATCGCATTGCTTCACGCTGTGTTTCAGCTTCTTGAACCTGTTGTTGAACACTTGCACGATATTTAATATCCATTTGCATTGCTTGAAGTTGTTGTTGTAACTGTTGAATTGTTTGTTGACTCTGTGCCAATTGCATTTGAACTTGTGGTGGAATCGGAGATTTATCGTTTACTTGTGCTAATGGATTACTTGCAGCTAATCTATCAGCAATGACTTCAGCACCAGGGAAGTCCATATTTCTCACTAATAAATCACCTGCAACTTGAACTAAATTAGGGTCAGCAGCGAATAATTGCATCATTGAATCAACAGCTTCTTGACGCTTACTTGCATAGCCTGGACCTGTTTCCATCACAATATCGTATTCGCCTACTGTTACGTCATTCAGAATCTTATCAATCCCTTGTTCGTCTTGTCCACGCTGATTAATCGTAACCATATCAGGCTTACCATCAGCTCCAATGATTCGCATAATGCGTTCTTCAGAATAAATAAATGGTATTAAATCTAAACAAATACGACCACATTGCCTAATACTACGAGTTAAATTATCGTAATAATGAAAGTTAGTCATATCCGTTTGTTGTTGCTGACCATTTAAAGCCTTGCCACTTATCATGCCTGTAGGAAGTTGGCTAGGGTCATATATGCCCACTACAGCCATTAAATCGCTGTTTAAGCCTTGCAAAGCCGTTACCATACCTGTTGGTGGTGGTTCAGGTTGAATACGAATAGGAGCTGGTGCTGGTCTACCTTCTGAGTCGGTTTGTTTATAACGTAATACAGGCATAGACTTGACGTTAGCCGTATTCCATTCCATTTCATGTCCTTCGTCTTGCCCTTCAGCAAGCATATATTTAGCTTTAGGTGCAAGTGCTACGCTTTCAGTTAATGCTGTAGACCAAAAGTTATACATTCTTTGTGGGTCTTTTGCCATTCTTGTAAGACCAAATTTTTTCTTCTTACTATCTACAATCAGTTGTTGACCATAACAAGGAACAACAGGAATATACTTACCTGCCCAATCTGACCTTTCCAAAACTTGCATACCTGTAAGTTTTACCCATTTAATCTTCTTTTTAACAGTTTCACGCTTACTAACTACATAAATGCCAGCGTCTTGCATATCTGTTTCTTTTGGCTTTTCATCTTCATAAATGGTTGTGCCGTCAGACAAAAGCAGTAATTTAGTACGGATTCTTTCTGTATAGAAATATTCAGCAATTCTTATGTCTTCTTTTGTAATCCATTCAGATTGACTATCGCCTGTGCCTCTAGGGTTAAATCCTCCACCATCATCAGCTTCAGGATACATTTTTCTAAATGCTTCTTTGCTTATCACTTCAGTAATTAAACATTTTTCAGCGTCTGAGCCATCAGGTTCAGTAGAATTAGGGTCAAAATAGACCATAAATGGGTTTTCTATACGCTTAATATAGATTTCTTGATAAAAACTGTCAGGTCTTGGGTAATCATGCGTTACTCTCCAATACCCCCAACCCATGCGAACAGCAAAGTCAAAAGCATTATCATAAGCAGCGTCAGCATCCGATTGATTCTCAATATGCCTAAGAATACCTGTAATGATTTCAGCAACTTTAGCGTCTGACTCATTGTTCATGCCATGAGCTTTCATTCTTGGTCGCTGTTGTCGTTGCTGATTGGTAATTTGTCTTACATACGCATCAATCTTATTAATAGTGAGATAAGGTCTTGATTCTAATAGCCTTGAGTTTTGAATTTCGACTGGCCATTGGTCTCCACCTGCAAATTTAAGGTCATCTAATGCTTCAACTCGATTATTAGAGTCGTTATCGCTACAGAATCTTAGAAACTGTTTGGCTTCTTCAATAATTCCAGACTCGCCATCATCTTCTGTCGAATAAATACCACCATTACTTTGTACGTTAGTAACCATAAATTTTCCTTATTGCATCCAACTAACCACATCATAGTTCATCGGTTTGCGTTTGACTACTTTTTTCTCATGTACCATCAATGCAATATATCTAAAAGCATCAGCACCATGACTGTATTGGTCGTGTAATGGCTTTTGACTAAATGCTTTAGTATCAGGGTCAACGCCATACCTATAATGCCTTAAACATTGTAATCCTACGTCTGTATTGGTCTTATCAAAGTAACAGGTAGGAAATATTGTTCTAGCAGCATTAATTGAATCTGATATAGGCACTCTTTCTATTATCCTAACATTATATCCACTAGAACGCACGATTT